TCAGTTGGTAGAGCAGCGGATTGAAAATCCGCGTGTCGGTGGTTCGATTCCGCCCCAGGCCACCAAGTTTTGCAAGGGAACGGACGCTTCGGCGTCCGTTTTCGTTTCTGGCGCTGTGCCAGATTTGTGCCACAGCGTGCCAAGGTTGTCCGCGTAGGTTGCGACGTGATCCCGGCCGAGGTGCGCATACCGCAGCACCATCTGGTAGCTGGCCCAGCCCCCTAGTTGCTGCAGCACGGGAAGCGGCGTCCCTGCTTGTACGTGCCAGCTTGCCCAGGTGTGACGCAGATCATGGAACCGGAGGCCGTGGAGACCGGCCCGAGCACATGCCTTCTGCCATGCATGGTTATAGATACGACTGACCGGCGCTCCCTTGTAGTTGAAGACGTAGCGCTTCCGCTGCGCCTGCTGCTCCGTCAGGACAGCCAGCGCATCAGCATTAAGCGGCACAGAAATCACCTTCCCCGCCTTGGCTTGGTCGGCATGAATCCACGCGACAGCGCGCTCCAAGTCGATCTGCGACCACTCCAGCAGCCGAACGTTGGATTCTCGCAACCCGGTCGCCAGAGCGAAGCGCGCCATCTGGCGAAGATGAAGTGGCAGCTCCGCGAGCAGCCGCTGCGCCTGTGGGCGCGTCAGCCAGGTCAGGCGAGCGTTGCTCTCGGGCAGCTTCCGAATAGGCGGCACCGCATCAATCCAGCCCTCCGCGTGACAGTGGTGGAGCACGACGGACAGCGCAGCCATGTGCCGATTCACGGTGGCGCCGGTAACCCCGTCTTTTAGTTTGGCCTCAATGAGCGCTTGAATGCGTTCGCGGCCAATGTCCCTGACGCACTCCCCCTGCAACTTCTCCGTCAGCCAGCGCAAGCGTTGCTTGGTCGTCTCCAGCGACTTCTGGTGCTGGTTCTGTTTAAGCCAATGCACGGTGGCGGCCTCCCACGTCACGGCCGGGCGCTCCCCGAGCTTTTTTTGCCGCCAGTAATCGCTCGCAACCTTGGCTGCAAGCTCTTCCGCCGCGCGGCGGTCCGTGGTGCCAGAAGATTGTCTAATTCGCGTACCGTCGACGCTGAGGTCAAACCACCAAGGACCGGCTTTTTGTCGTTTGTAGAACCGCATTTCTCGTCTGCTTTTTCGTATCGTTGGCGAAGCCAATCTATCACATCAACATCCACCAAAACCCAGGCCCGGCCGACCTTTGCGGCCGGCAGGCCCTGGTGTCGGATGCACTCAGAAACCGTTTCTGGCGTGGTGTACAGCCAGGCAGCGGCCTCTTCTAGGTTCATCGTTTTCAACCTTGCCCCCGCCATTCGGCCACTTGGCGCAGAGGAACTACAGGCAGCGCAACCTGTGGACCCGTGGATGCACACCAACGTGCCAATAACCCTTTGTTTCGTAAAGATTTTTCTTCCACGCATTTCCACGCGTTGGCCCTTGCCGACCTGTGGAATCCGTGGATGAAAAAATAGGCAGGTGTGCAAACCTGTGGAAAAACGCCCCCAACACGTGGATGCCCCTGCGCGCGCCCTACCTGCCTTCCTCCCTGTTCTTTCTTCTTCTCTTTCAATGGTTTAGAGAGAGAAGAAGACGGGAGAGCGGGGCAAGCGGGCAAAACGCGACCCGTGGAAACCGCCCCGCAACCTGTGGAAAACAGGGGGTAAGTTGTGGACGGCATCGCTTCAAGAATCAAGGACTTAGCGCGACCGAGGGCCGATTTCCACGGGTTTTCTGCGCTGCCTGTGCCTGCCTGTTGAAAGCAGCTGTACCCGCCCCTCGCTTCCGGCGCTTTACCGAAGGCCGCCGACCGGTCACGCGTGCACATGGGCATCCTCCCGAACCGCGACCGACAGGCCGTAGCCCGCCAGACGTTTGAGCGAAATCGGTGTCAGGTGCGCCACACGCCGGCTGAAGATCGTGCGCTCGACCTCCTTCTCACCAGCGACCACGCCGGCGCCGTAGAGCTGCTTCTTGAACACGCGATCGGACTTGACCGGCAAGCTGTTCCACTTCTCCCGCAACGGGTTGCTGTGCGCGATGTGGTCCATGATGTGGCTGGTGCGCAGCAGGATGCAGTGCTCGCCGTCGATGGTGTCGAACGCATGCGGGAACGAGTATTTTCCTGCGTCCACCTCCGAGAGGGCGGTTTCCATGATCCACACCCAGGGCTCACGATCGGCGCTGGTCTCGGCAATGTGCGTGTTCATCTCGGCCAGCAGGTCGTTGATGAAGTTGCCGGTGCTGTGGTCGACGCCGGCAAACTCAGCGAGATAGCGCCAAGCCGTCATGACGGCCGCGTAGTTGGTCAGCATCCGCTTGGCGCCTTCGTCCTGGCCAGACGCGCGCGCCATGCGCGTGCAGTAGGCGTGGATCTTCCTGTACTCGGCCAACACCACGGATTTGTCCAGGCTGGCCAGGAACTGCAGCCACTGCTTGACGGGGAAGCGCGGCAGGTCGTCGGGCATCATCGGCCCTTTCTTGCCAGTGAGCGTGGTACGCACCAGCTTGCCCAGCAGACTGCGCACGGGCACGTCTTCACCGGCCAGCATCACAGGGGCGCTGATGAGGTATTCCGTCATGTCAGTACCGCGCTTGGTGACGGTGTACTGATAGTTCTCCTGCAGCAGGCCCACGGCCTTGTCGATGATTTCCTGCCGGCGTGCGGACAGCTCTTCCCATCCCACCGGGTGGCTGGTGTGTGACACGCTGGTGAGCAGCCGGAATTCGGTCTGCAGGCTCTGCCCGGAAAACATCGTGAAGGCCAGGGCGCGCTCCAAGCGCTTGATGAGCGTCGACTTGCCGGCGCCCTTGTCGGCTTGCACCGTCATATGTGGCCAGAAGCCCAACAACGCCTTTAGGTGGCCACCCAGCGCCCACACCAGGGGAACGGTGGCGGCGTTCTGCTTAAACGTCGCTTGGAACGCTTCCAGCACAGCACGAGCGTCCTGTTTCGGGCCGCTGGGGAACGTGAGGTTGTGATACGGGCACTGCTTCTCTGGCTCAGTGAAATAGCAGTCCGGCCCCTCGTTGACGATCAGGCGCCGATCGCGCCAGGCCAGGCCGACGAAGTTGGCCGCATCGCGCGCGCCCAGGTCTGCGGTGCGCTCCAGGATGTTGACCATGCGTTTGAACGGCGCCGGCGCCCAGATCGGACCAAACTTGCCCCACAGGTCGGTGTTGTGGAGCTGGTCATCCAGCATCACGCGACGGATAAGCTTTGCGCCATGGCGTGGGGCCTGCACAGACACCGCGAAATAGACGGTCGGCGACTGGTCCGGGTCGCCCGTCATAGTCGCCGTGGCGCTGGCCACCGATACGCGACTGATCGAGGCAATGCGAAAGCCGCACAGGTCTGTGTACACCGGCGTCTCGATGTCGCCCTCGCCCTGGCGGTCCATCTTGGTGATGTAACTGGTGAAGTCCGGCTTCACACGAAAGCGCCAGTACTGTGCGAAATCGTGCGCGGGCAAGTAGACGCGCGGCCGGCCACGGCGGGTGTCGTCGCCAGCCATGCCGGCGATGATCCACGGCTCGAACTTCTCCAGTGCCTTGGCGAGCCGCTCGGCGCCATGCGCCTGCAGGTAGTCGTTTACATCGTTGATCGATTCGGCCGAAGTCTTGTCGTCGTTCAGGCCTCTTAGCCATTCGGATTGATCGACCAGCATGGCGCTGATGTTCAACGCGGTCAGGCGTTCATACAGTGACCACGCAGCCTCCGGGCCGGGACGCTGGCCAGCGCGTGGGTGCCCATGCTCAAAGGGCTCGTCGTTGTCCATGCAGATGACGCACTGCTTGCCTTGCAGGAACGAGAAATCGATGCCGTCGACGTTGGACAGCCCGCGCAGCGCGAACGCCGCAGCGCCTGGCAGATTGCACGTGTCGATCGACAGCGCGTTGATGGCAGACTCGACCAGGAACACGCGCCGTGCACGCGCCAGGCGTGCCGGGTCCGAGGTCCAGCCGTGCCCGGCTTTCTCGCCGTGGCTCTGCGTCTTGACGTTGCCGTTCTGCGCGGGGTCCAGATAACGCATGTCGACGGCCACCACCTGGCCGGTATTGAGCGATTTGACGATGAACGCAGCGGCAGGCCCGCCGTAACCGACTTCGCCGGACTGCAGACGTGAGCTCGTCCAAGCGTTATAGCCCAGCGTCCGGGCACGGAATGCGGCATCGATGGCCGTATCGGAAATGCCGCGGCCCTTCAAGTACTCGCGCGCATGCTCGCGGTCGGCGTGGCAGCGATCAGCGATGTACTCGGCCTTGGATTTTTCGCGGCGCTCCGGCTGGCCTGCCGGCAAGTCGCGCGGAATGGCGTAGGCGTCGTGCAGCCACTTCACCGCTTCGGCCACATCGCAGCCATGCACCAGCATCACCAGGTCGATGCAAGTGCCGCCTTCATTCGTGCTGTGATCCTTCCAGCCGGTACCGTGCGAAGGATGGTTGACGAAGATCGACAAGGACGGCGTCTTGTCTGCATGCAGCGGCGAGTGGTAGAGCGCCTTGTCGCCGCCCGGGCCGCGCTTGATACCGAGCCGTTCGGCCAGATCGTGCAGATCGATGCGCTGCTTGAGCTCGTCGATGGACGCCATTACCGACCACCCACAATGGAAACGGCATTGGCGGCCGGCACATCGAGTGCGACCCAGTCGCTACGATCCCAGCGTGCGAAGCGGGTCAGTTGGGCGTGATAGTAGTCGGCGAGTGTGCGGGACACCGGAATGTACGCCGGTCCCAGGCAACGCCGGATCAGTTCGTGACCAATGCGATCAGCGAGGCTACAGAGTGCGAAATCGCCATAGGGCGCGGGGTGCGCCTGCACTTTGAGCCAAGCGATGGCTACAGCTTGGTCGCTCATGCGCAGAAGGTCGTCGCTGGTGATGTTGAAAGGAAAGCGATCGTTCATGGTGTCGTGAGAAAGAGAAATCAGTCGTCAAAATCGCCGGCGGCACGGCGCTTGAGGTCGACGGGCTTGGCTTTTGCGGTGGGCCACCGGAGTCTTGGGGCGAGTGCGCCGGCGGCGGATTCGACGGTCCTGCGCACGAGCGCAGACATGGCGTCATAGGGCGTAGGGACGCCCATGTAGCGGTGCGTCCAGCGCACGTCGTCCTCGGTGATGTCAGGCTTAGCCATGGCGCGTGCGGCTCACGAAGCCACGCCACACGCCGTGGCCGTAGCAGACGGTGAAGAACACGCTGGCAGTGAACATGCCGGGCTCACCCGTGGCGTTGGTCAGATACAGCCACGCCGGCTGTCCTAGCAGGCCCACCAACGAGCCCCAGCGCTGCGTATGCGCGCCGTAGTTCAGCAGCGCCACCGACACCAATGCGGTGGCTAACATCCAGAGATTGACCAGAGCAAGCATCAGGCAGCCCCCCGAGCCGGACGGGCCGAGGCGCCGCGCGGATCGACGCCGCGCTGGCCAAGTACCAAGAGCAATGCGTCGACGCTTGAGCGAGCCGGGACCAGGAAGTTCTGGCGTACGCCGGTGGCGCTGGTGACGCGGACCACGAAAGCAGGAACAGGCTGTTGCATGGCGATGACTCCAAATTCAAGGCAAAAAGAAGCCCCTCGCGCCCAGCGGGCACGAAAAACACAGCGAGGGGAATCAGGAAAGGGCTAGGCCGTCAGCCGGTCAGCAGATCGAGCTGGCGCGGGTTGCCGGGTAGCACACGGGCGCGGCCCACCGGCAGGTAGGCCTTGGGATTGGGCGCCATGGACGGCGCGATGGTGCGGATTTGCGAGACGATGGCCACGCACGTGTAAGCGCAGTCAACGTTCGGGCACTGGACATACAACTCGCGTGAGAGCAGCGACACCGTGCGGCTGGTACGGATGTGCATGCGGGTGCCGCAATGCGGACAGACGAGTTTCATTGAGAGGGTTCCTCCGCGTAAGTGCCGGGACGGCGGGATTGATGGGCCGAGTAGTAGGGAATTCAGCGTTTCGCGGTCGGAGCGTCGGGGATGGTGAAGCCGGCAGCCTCCATGCCCTTGACGATCATGAGACGGGCCATGCTGGAGAACGAACGGTTCTGTTCCAAAGCCTTGGCCTCAAAGACCACGTGCTCATGCGGAAGCAGGCTCGTGACGATGCGCTGGTTGGACAGGACCCCGCGTGGGGAGCGGGATACCGGGGGTTTTGCGATAGACATGCCGATATACTTGTGTGAGTTAACGAGGCACAACTATTATTGCAGATATCTGCAACATGTCAATCAACACAAGCGGAAATATGCAAATCAATGCCCGGCTAGTAGAAGAACGCGACCGACTCGGCCTAACGCAGGTCGAGATGGCGAAGACGGGCGGCGTCGCGTTCAGAACGTATTGCGACTACGAAGCCGGCAAGAGTGAACCGCGCGCGTCGTTTCTCGCGCAAGCAGCCGCTGCAGGCGTTGACGTGCTGTACGTGCTGACAGGCGCGCACTCAGCAGCGCAGATGGCACCGGAAGAAGAATTGGTGCTGGCGGGCTATCGCAAACTCGACGCACGAGGCCGCGCAGGTGTGCTCGGGCTCATCAGCGGTATGCAGCCGCAGCAAAGCAAGCCGCCGCGTGCAGGCAATGTCTTCCACGGCAAGGTGGGCAATATCATTGAAGGCGACTACCACCAAGAAAAGCCGCTCACCATCAATATGGGCGGTGGCAAGAAGAAGCGCGCCAAATCTGAGGAATAGAAGTTGTGGCGCCATTCCATCCCCACGGCGTGGGATGGAGATTTGACGTGCGCATGTCGTAGAGTGCCGCCCCAATAACAACCGGGCGGTCGCGGCTGCCTGCCAGATGGGTGGTACGCGCCGTCGCACTCTGCATGTATTCACGCGTCAAGTTCAAGGGGGACGTTGGGCAAGTCATCCAAGGCGATGCAACGTTTTCCGCGCCCTGCACCTTCAATCAAACGACTCACGTAACCATGGCTGCCCCGCCGACCGACGATCGGCCTCTCACGCTTCACCAACGCTTCGAGGTTGCGGCACGTGTCGACGTGCTGGCAGCCCTCAAGGGTGTCCCCAGCGAGACGATCACGCGCGCGGTGCTAGGCGAATATGGCGTGCACATGCACATCGGCGATTTGCCGCAGCGGCACTATCTCGACGTGATTGCCGAGCTCGATGCACAACTGGACGAGGCGCGTCGACCCGTCCGATCAGTGCGACCCTGGGCCGCCGTGTTGGCGGCCAGCATCAGTGCACTGGTAGCCTCGCTTGGCACCGCATTGGCCGTCGCAGACGAACCGCCCTCACACTGCCTGTGGCAGGGCCAGAGCTACTCGGTGGGCGCCATCGCCCCCATGCGCACGAGCGACGTGTATGAGTGCACGTTCGACCCGAGCGCACACCCGGCACCGTATTGGGCACCGGCACGCAACCTGGGCGGCGCCGGCACGCCGCGCACGTAATCAAGCGGCTGGATGCACTTGCGCCAGGCGCGCGCTGGCCAACTCGTGATACGCCGGCTCCAGCTCGCACCCGATCCACTGATGGCCGGCTTCCTTGGCCGCAACCAGGAACGTCCCTGAGCCCGCAAAGGGATCGCACACCACACTGCCCGGCGGCACTAGACGCACCACTTCACGCGCGAGGCCCAGCGGCTTCTCTGTCATGTGTTGTTTGGGCAGCGTCAAGCGTTCGGCGAACACACCCGGCAGATACGTCTTGCTGCCGGCCGGAACGGCCGCCTTGGTGGCCCACACCAGGAACTCCGCCTGCTGCGAGAAGCCACCCATGCGCGGGCGAGCACGGCCGGCGGTCTTGTCCCATACGGCCACGCCGCGCCAGATGAAGCCGGCGCCCTGGATCGCATCCGTGAGGCTTGGCAACTGGCGCCAATCAATGAAGCACGCGAGGTAGCCGCCGTCCTTGGTTGCACGGTACGCCTCGGCGAGCCACGTCATGCACCAGAAGGTCCAGGAACGCTGGTCCTTGTTGTCGTGGCCGAATGAGGTGTACTGCGTCTTGGTATCGCTGCTGATGTATTTCTGTCCGGGGGCTTGCGCACGCGCGGTCGCATGCAAGCCACCCGACGAATACGGGGGATCGGTAAAGAACAGATCCACCGAGGCGTCGGGCAAGGCCCGCAGCACGTCGATGGCGTTCTCACGATAGAGCTGGTTCAGGGGCGCCGTTTGGCGAGCGTTCGTCATGGGTGGGGTCTCCACGGTACGAAGCTCGGTGGCTTTCTGGTGCGGGGCGCTCGGCCCTCAGAATGTTCATGGTCCCGCAGCGCGGGCACTTGATGGCAAGGCGTAGATAGTCACCTGCGCCGAGTTTGCGGCAACACTGTCCGCAACGGATGTCCTGCATGTACTACGTCCTGCTTACAACGAGGCGGCAGGGTATCCGCGCGCGCGGCAGACTTCACGCTAGGCGTGTTGTAAAGACAGGTTCGACAACGGCGTGCAAGCGTTTGCGTGACGCAGGCTTAAACAGTCTTCCTTGAAATACCGTCGTAATCCCCCTCTATTGGTGGATTCAATTGCCTGCCAAATCAACAATACTGAATTTACGCAGGGTTGCCCGGTTCTCTCCTGTCACCCGCGTTTGAGACGCCAATGAAGGGGGGGCGTCTGCGCCCGGTGTGCAGGGCGCTTTTTTTTTGCGCGCGCAAAGCGTTATCGGCCCGCTACGCTGCGTCTTCCAGCTTGTCCGGCTTGATCTCCAACTCCAGCGCGGTGGTGTAGCCGCGATCGTTGAGGGTGTGCGTCACCTTCCCCACGCTCCACTCAGTGCCGTCGATGTCCTTCTTCCAGCCTTTCACTGTTGCGTGCAGCGATGGGAACAGGTCGGCCCGTCCACGCGCAAGCGTGATGGTGAAGGTGGCCACCCCGCGTGCGATCTTGCGCCATTCCGCACGCGCGGCGCGCTCGGCATTGGCCTTGGATGCATACGAGTGGCGCAACACCTTCACGTTGTCCGGGTTCGGCTGCGCCACCACGGTCGTGGCCTTCTTCTTGCCTTTGGACGCTGGCTTCTCTTTGACGACGGTGGCATTGGACGCATCGATCACCACTTCGCCGCGCACGCCGGCACGCGTGTCCTGGTAGTACGCGCGCACCCCGTTGTAATTCTCACGGTCGGCCACCAGAAAGGTATGCGTGTCGCCCACATCCCGTGTGATCGTCACCTTGGGCAACACCAAGCCTGACCCACTGGTCGGGACGCCCGCCGGGATGAAGAGCAGCGTGCCGTTCTTGACGGTGGCGATCGCATCAAAGTCGCGCGCCAGGCGCGTGAGGAAGCTGGCATCCGACTCGCCGGTCTGGTCGACGTGTTCGATCACCTGGCTGGCCAGCGTGCGGCCCACCAGGTGCGTGAGCTGGTTGCGCAGCGCGATGCTCCGCACGATCTCGCCTACCGTCTTGCCGCTGTAGGAGTTTTCCCGGCGCGTGGTGAGGCCCCCATCGAGCTCGGCACTGCGCGCACGGATAGTGAGGCGATCCGGCGGCCCGGTGTGCTCCAGCTCGTCCACCTTGAAGGTGCCCTTGGGCACGATGCCGGTGTCGGCCCAGCCGAGGGAGAGCGACAGGCGCGTTCCTTTGTCGGGCAGCGCGAGCTTGCCGTCGCTGTCGTTGAGCGTGATGTCGAGCTGATCCGCCTCAAAGCCACGGTTGTCCGTCAACGTGAGCTCGATCAGGCGCCCCTTGAAACGTTCCGTGACATCCTTGTTGCCGGCGATCAGGCGGTAGACCGGGCGCGGCTCCTTCATGCCGCTGAGCAGTTCTCCCATCACAGCAAAACCTTGCTCACGGTGGACGCGATCTTGGACAGCAGGCCGTCATCGATGCGCGTGAGCTTGAGCGTGAAGTCCGCCACGCGCGCTGCGCCATCCTGGAAGAAATACGACCGCTTCGTGTCCAGACTCTCAATGACGAACTGGCCGTAGTAGCGCCCCGTGCCCTCAATGAGCGTATAGGCATTGCCCGTGTCGCCCATCAGTTCCAGCACAGCCAGCGTCCACTCGCCGCCGGTGAGCTCGGGCACCAGGCGCCCCGTGAGCGTGATGGTCTCGTCGTCCGGGCCGAGGTACTGATGCGCCGGCCGGCGGCCGACGCGATTGTTGGAGGGGTGGCGCCAGGCGACCTGGCGCTGGAATTCCTGGTACGGGGCGGTGTCGAGGCTGAACACGAAGAGCCCCAGGGCCATCATCATGGGTCAGTCTCCGTCTGTGAAGCGCGAACGGCTGCGCGCCGCGCGCTGGCTTTCCACCTGGCGCAGGCGCTCTTCCACCAGGCGGGCGATCAGCCCCTCGTCGGTGCCTGCCGGCGGGTGAATGTTGATGACGATCGGTGCCGAGGCCGCAGGTGCCGCCGCAGCGCCACCGCCCGCACCTGCCACCAACGGCGGGCGCGTGTCGAAACGCACCGGGCTCGCCACAGCCGGCGCCGCGCCAATGGAGATGCCAGCTCCGATGCCGGCGAGCTTCGTTGCCATGCGCTGCACCGTGGCCAGCGGCCCGCCCTCACCATCGGCAAGACCCTCCTGGAGGCCCGCCATGGTGAAGCCGCCCAACGCCGCAAAGACGCGGCTTGGCGAGTGGATGCCGAGCTTTTCCTTGAAGAGCCCGATGGTGCGATCGGCCACGCCGCTCACGGCGTCCACCACCCAGCCGATGGCGCCTGTAATGCCGTTGGCCAGGCCCTGGATCATGTTGGCGCCGAACTCGGTGAACTTGGTCGGCACGTCGATTCCGAACCACTGCAGTACGGTAGCCAACGCGGCGTGGAAGAGGCCGAGCGGTGACCAGTTGAGCACCAGCGCGCTCACGCCAAGGATGCCGCCGTCGAACGCGGCTTTCACTTGGCCCCACAGGCCCAGAAAGAAGCCCTTGATCGGCTCCCAATACTCGTAGATCAGGTAGGCCGCCACGGCAATGGCCGTCACCGCCAGACCGATCGGGTTCATCAGCAAGGCGCGGCCCAACAGGCCGACCGCACGCATCACCCAGGTGAAGGTGGTCCCCAGCCCCTGCAGGATGCCGGACAGCATGCCGCCTGCACCGCCCACGGCTCCCATGACGAGGGACAGCATGGCGAATGGCCCCAGCACGGAGGCAATGGCGAGCATGATGGGGCCAAGAATCAGGAGGGCACCGGCCAACACTGCGACGCCGATAGCCATGGTCTTGGCGATGCCGGGGTTCTCCTGCATGAACTTGGTCACGCGGTCGGCCGCCCTCGCGACCCACTCCAGGGCGCTGGCGTACAGCGGCAGTACCTTCTCGCCGATTTCCTTTTGCAGGTCGCGGACCTTGGAGAGCGCGTCCGCCTCTTGGCCCTGGGGCAGCCCCTTTGCACGTGCGTCGAGCTGGTCGATGCTGTCGGCGCCCCGGTTGAGGCGCATGTTCTTGTGGATCTGATCGCGCTGCAGGTACATCTGCGCCATCAGGTTCGACGCCGTGCGGTTGGAGAAGATGCCGCCGATGGCGTCCAGCACCTGGTCTTTGCCGGTGATGCCTTTCTGCGCCAGCGTTGGCAGCAGGACTGTTTCCATCCACTCGAACTGGCTCTTGCGGAACACGTCCGCGCCCTTGAGCGCGCCGGGGTCCATGAAAGAGATTTGGCCAGCCTTGTCTTCCTTGACCTTGCTGCGGTCGGCAATGAGCCCCAGCCGGTCCAGGTTGCCCAGCGTGCGCTTGGTGGTCTTGCCCTGATACAGGTTCTGGTACGCGCTCATCATGGCGGTGCCGACCGTGTTGCCGCCCATTTCCTGCACGACTGGCTCCAGCGCATAGAAGAACGCTTCGCTGTCCATGCCCTTGGCGGCCAGGCCGCCGCGCTTGATGACTTGCAGCCACTGATCGGACTGCACGCGACCGCCCGTGGCGGTGATGACACGCTGGATCATGTCGGCCTGCTTCTTGAACTCGTCCGGGCTGGAGAGACCGCCACGCAGTTCTACAACCTTGAGCAGGTCCAGGAACATGCGCTCGTTGTCCTCGCCCTGCGCCTGGCCGAACACGGCCTTGTTGGCGAATTTCATCTTGGCGAGCGTGGGCAGCACCATCTCAGCGTGGTGCGCGTCGGCAAACACGGAGAGCGCGTCGCGCATCAGCTCTGCCTTCTCGACCTGGCTGACGCCGTACGCCTTCATCTGCTTGGCGAACTCGATGGATTCTTTGGTCGCGGCATCGCCCAAGCCCAGCGCGCCCATGCGGGCTTTCTCCAGCTCGTAGTGCTTCGATTCGCCGATGCCCTTCCAGATCGGTGCGCCGGTGGCCATGCCGGCGGCAGTGGCACCTGCGCCGGCGGCAGCCAAATTGCCAGCCCTTGCACGCACCTTGTCCGCCGCCTGCTGGGCCGCTGCCATGCGCTTCTGCTGAGCCGCCACCGCGCCCATGCGCTGCGTCTGGGCTTCGAGCTGCTGATTGGTGGCCGCAATGCGCGATTTAAGGTCGCGCTGATGCTGCGCAAGGTTCTGCGTGCTGATACCGGCATCGGTCAGGCGCGAGCGCACCTGCTGCAGCCGCTCGGCGAGCTCGGCCTGACGGCCCTTGAGCGCCTGCGCTTCGCGCGTGGCCGCCTGGAACTGTTTGACCAGCGCCGCTGACGGCTCGCTGGTCGCACGCATCTGCCGTGCGAGGTCTGCCGCGCGGCTGCGCACCGTGCTCAACTGCTGCCCGGTGATGGCCGCATCCTTGGAGAGCTTGCGAAACGCATCGACGTTGCCCTGCACCCGTTCCAGGTCCTTGAGCTGGGCGCGGGTGGCCTTGATCGAGCGGGCCAGGTCGTTGTTGCTCGACATGAGCTGGCGCATCGGGCGCGTGGCGCGATCGACGGCCGACAGGATCACTTCCAGGCGCAGGCGGCGGGCGTCGCTCATTCATCGACCCCGCTGCGCACACGGGCGCGCTCGCGCCACTGCATCAACTCCGCCACGCTCATCGCGTACAACTCCCCGAGACCAAAGCCACCAAAGATCACTGCAACATCGGCGACGGCGTCGTCGGTGCGCTCGGGTAGCTGTCCTCCTTGAGCCGCTTCGGCAGCAAAAAACCGCTGACCTCCGAGGCGAGCTGCGTGAGGTCGGCCGGGTCCATCTTGCTGACATCGGCCGTGGTCAGCGTCGGCGTGGTGATGCGCGGCAGCACCGTGTGCAGTGCCGCCACTTCCATGCGCATGAGGTCCATGAGGCTCACGCCGCGCAATTCGCCCGCACCGGGCTTGCGCAGGGTCAGTTCGGTAATGGCTTGCTCGCCGCGCTTGATGGGCGTGTCCAGGGTGACGGTGACGGTTTGGTTGTCCATGGTGGTCAGTGGTGATGAGGTAGAAAGGCCCCGGCCGCGTGCGGCCAGGGCGTTGGGTTATGAGAGGTGGAGCGTCAGAGACCAATCGCGCGGCGTTGCCCAGCCAAGCGATCGACACCGAACACGCGCTCGATGAAGTTGACGTGGTCGATCTCGATCCAGTCTTCGCCGTTGACGGACAGCTTGTAGTAGGAGAGCGCCGACTTGACCTTGAACGGGTCCTTGTCGCCGGCCTTGGCGTTACCGAAGTCGATTTCCTTGTGACGGCCGCGCATCACGACCTCCACCGCATCCACCTCGGCGGTGTCATCACGCTGGTAGGCGCCCGCGAAGCGGATGAGCGCACCGTCCACGGTGGTGGTGCCGTACTGCTTGAGCACCGAGCGCATCAGGCCGCCGTAGGTGGCTTCGACCTCCAATTTCTCGTTGCCGAGGTCCAGCTCGACGGGGCCGTTCATGCCGCCGGCGCGGTATTCCTCCACCTTGCGCGTGAGCTTGGGCAGCGTGAATTCCTCCACCTCGCCGGCGTGGGTCAGGCCGTCCAGGAAGACGTTGAAGTGCTTGAGTTTGCTGGGCAGTGCCATATGGGTTCCTTGAAGTCAGTGAAGCGCCGCGTATCAGGCCTTGACGGCTTCGGCGAACTGCATGAGGTAGCGGTCGGTGATGCGCTGGCGGAAGGTGAGGTCTTCCAGCGGCGGCACGGGCGTGTAGTCGTAGTCGATCGCAAGCTTCCCGGCCTTGAGCGTGTCCTTGTCGTTGACGGTCGGGTCGTACCAGGCCTCGCCGCCCAGCAGGTAGCCGTTGCGCACCAGGCTGCGCAGCTTCGCGTTGATGCCCTCCAGGAGGTCGCGCACCAGGGACGGCGTCATCGGCAGGTCGTTGGCCCACATGTGGGCTTCGGCCATGGTGTCGGCCAGCACCTGGGCGGTGCGGGTGTAGTTCTCGAACGCGAAGAGCGGGTCGGCGCTGCAGGTGCGCGAGCCCCAGAAGCGAAAGCCGTTCTGGTGGATGAGCGTGGTCACCTCGTGCGAATTGAGGTAGCCGGCGTCGGTGGCCGGGTTCTGCAGGTCCCAGTACACATCGCGCGAGAGACCAGTCACGCCGTTCACCGCAACGTTCGATAGCGTCTTGTGCCAGCCCGTGTCGTTGTCGATCTTGGCGCGCAGGCCCACGGCGCGGGCCGTGGCCCACAGCGTGCGCTCGGCATTCGTCGCGGTGTCCCAGCCAACGAACTCGGGCCACAGCACCATCAGCTCACGCTGCGCGAAGTTCTGCCGGTAGGTTGTCGCTTCTTCCTTGGTGGCGCAGCCGGCGGCGTTGACGTACGCAAAGGCGCGCAGCTTCTGCGCAGTAGCCGCCAACTCCGTGGCCACGGGCAGCGTATCGAGCCCAGGCACCGCGAGCACGCGGGGCGTGACGCCAAAGCGGTTGCGCGCGGCCAACAGCGCCTTCATGCCGGTGTAGCGGCCTTGTGCGTTGGTGGTGCCGATCAGGTTGCTGTTAGTCTCGCCCTCGGCCTTGCCTTCGGCGACGCGCACCACGACAGCGAGCGGGTTGGTCTGGTCGGCGACGGCCTGCAGCGTGCGGGCAAGCGTGCCCTTGTCGCCGGCGCGGCCAACGGCCCCCTGCACGTTGGTGAGCAGCACCGGCGTGTCGAGCGGGAACGTTGCCACGTCGGCATCATCGGCGGTACAGACGAGACCGAGCACGGCGGTCTCGATGGTGCGAATCGGGCGCGTCCCCTCGTTGATTTCAACGACGCGGACGCCATGGTGGTAGTTGGTGGGCATGCAAGCTCCGGCAGGTCGATGGGTCTGCCTGCAGGATGCTGTGCACGCGCGCGGAAGTCGCGCTGGGACTGTTGTACAGCGGGCGGCGACAACAACCGCCCGTGCGTCGCCTACTCAACCAGGACCGCTGGCGCGTCGGGCCAGTTGATGGCCTCCGGAAACCCCGCTTGTTGGGGGATGTCTCGCAGCGCTTTGCGATAGCGACGCGCCGCGACGATGCTCTCGGCATCCTCGCCGTCTTCGGCTTTCATGACGAGCCGGTCCGCTTCTGCGAGCAAGGCATCACGCTTGGCGCGCATCTCGATGCCAAGCACGTGCCGCTTTGCCGCATCCCCGTAGATGGCCCACAGGCGTGCGATATCGTCCTCGCTGGGCTTGGGCGGGTCCGTTGGCAGCCACTCAGGAATCCAGGCCGGGCCGATCTGCTCCAGGGTCGTGCTGTCCACCGGGTGAGAGACCCAGTAGTCCTTCCAGCGGGTGAGTTGGGGGTACGCCTGCGCGAGCACGTACGCGAGATGTTCCACTGTCATCATGTCCATGCCTCCTTATTGATTGCGCAGCCAGTCGCCGTAGACGGTGATGGCGTTTGCCGTCCCGTTGCCCGGGCCTGTGAGCCCCACGACCACCCACGGGTGCGGCAGCACCGGGTTGCCCGAGATCACGCCGAACGACTGCGTGGCACCCGCGCGTTGGCATTGCGCACCGGCGCCGGCCTTGCCGTTGTTGAGATTGGTGAGATACGTGGACAGCCATTGCCCGGCCCACGGCATGTACACGTTGCCGTCCGCAGCAAGGACTCCGCCACCACCGGTGGTGACAGCGCCCTGGAGCCCGAAGTTGCCGTCGCCGTTGAACGTGAACGCATTGGTCCGGCCACCAACGTGCATCGACAGGATCGGGGCCGATCCGTTGCTGCCGCCCGCATAGACATCGATCGCCGCCAAATGCCGTGCACCCCACTGCGTCCATCGCAAGCCCATGTAGGCTTGGGTGTTCGTCGGGCAGTCAATCTGCAGCGCGGAGGTGCGATTGCCTGACCAATCGAGGTGGGAGCCACCAATGCTGTCACTACCCACCGGTGACACCGTGAGCGCGGTGCGCCCGTAGCCCACAGAAAAATTGAGCCCCTTATGCGCGTTCAGCGGGCCGCCCTCAGCGGTGAGCGGCGCCTTCAGATTGCTTGAGTCCCATGGAACTGCCGCAGCAAAAGTCGGGCGCGCGGAAAACACCGCCTGGCCCGTCGTCCAATTGATGCTCAACGGCTGTGCTTTGACAGTTCCATTGGTGTTGTAGGTATTGACCTGCAGATCACCCGACGCACCGACACTGAACAGGCGCCAAGCCACGGTATCGCCACCGAACTCCAGAAAGCCTTTGCCGTCGTTGTTGTACGGCGGGAGGTTGAGGTTGGCCTGGGTCTTGATGCCGCCACTGGTGACGGTACCGGGCGTGGTGACGTTGCCGTTGCCCTCGATGGCGCACACACGCACGAACGTGGAGAACCCGCCATCCGCCGCTGTGTTGCGATCGATGACGAGCTGCCCGCCGGCTGACACCATGCGAAAGCGCCCCTGCGTGATGGCCTGCTGCGTGTCGGTGAGCTGGAGTTCAACCGACTGTCCCTTCAAGTTGATAGGGCCGGTCATGTCGCCACCACTCGACGGCAGCGCCGCTTCGGCCGTCTTGAGCGCGCGGCCGGCCATGTCCTTCGCCTCCTTGACTGCCGCCGGCGTGGCGTAGCGCTCGTCGGCCTGGCCGAGTGGGACGGCTTGCTCTGCCGTTGTGGCTACGGCGACGGCGAAGGCCTGCTTGTTGGACCCCGCCAGCTCCGCCTTCTTCGTGAGCTGCGCGGCGAGCTTCTTTGGGGTCACTGCCTTGGTGTCATCTTTGCCCGTCCCGGCTTCCGCATCGGTGGCGAGCTGCACGAGGCCTGTACGGGCCTCCGTGCTGGTGCGGGCCGTCAACGCTGCGGGCGTGACCACGCGCAGCTTGTCAGTGCCTTCTTGCGTTTCCTCGTCGGTAGCCAGTTCCACCACGCCCTGGCGCGCCGTGGTCGCCGGTGGATTCGTGAAGTTCGTCTCGCCAAAGGTCAGCGCCGTCACGTCCAGCGACTTGAAGACCACGTCGACGGCTAGGAGCAGGATGGCCACCGGCGACTTTTCCATGATGGGTTCAGCCTGGCAGTACGTGCCGAGCAGCACGCCGTTGTCCAGGTAGAGCCCGAAGCCGTAGAGCTTGAACTGGTCGGCACCATCGTCGCGAATCGTGACGTGGATGGTGTCCAAGGCGATGTTCTCGCCGGCAATGGTGGACACCCGCTTGAGCTCGCTCGGCAGTACCTGGAGGGCGGGTGTGAAGTCAAACGGCGCGGTTGCAAAGCCGACCTGCACGACCTTGCGCGCGGTGGTGCCGGTGTGGTCGCCGGCGATGAGGGCCGCGCGGCCGGCGTCGGTGATGTTGAGGGTCGTTCCTGCCATGTCAGGCGTCCGTGAGTGAGAGGCGAACAAAGAGGGCTGGGCGGATCGCCGCGGCAACGCCGAGGCCGCCCCGCCGGTTGAAGCCTTGAGTAAAGGTGTAGTGGGCACGCACGGGCTTCGTACGGTCGATCTCGGCCACGATGTCGGCCACAAAATCCGCCGTCGATGGGATGTCGTCGCGCTCGCTGACCGTCATCACCAGCTCGAAGGTGTACGGCCGTCCTTTGGGCTCCATCTGCCACCATTCACGCAGCGCGATGTTGGCCCCAAAGGAGGCCACGACTTCACGCACCGCTGCAGCCGTGCCCTTCTTGCGGGCGATGGAGATGGCCGCGCGCACGCGTGCGCGCTTGACCTGCTCGGGCCAGTAGTCCTTCCAGGCATCGATCCCCAGGTGCCACGCCAGCCACGGCAGCAGGTGCGCAGGGATCGTGTCGGGGTCAATGAGCGAGCGCAGCGGTACCGGTAGATCGCTGATGGTGCTGGCGACGGCCGTGGCGTTGCGCTCCAGCTCCGTTGCGTTGGGTGGCAGCAGGCTACGCACGCTGGGCTCCGGTTCTGACATCGGAGCCAATGCAATACGGGGCCTGGGTCAGGTCGGCGCGGATGTCCTCTGCCGGGGACTGCAGGTCGACCCGCTCCACGCCTGCTACGTGCAGCGCCGCATCCAAGCCCGAGCGTGCTACCACTCGGCCCAAGCGATGACAGGCCTCCACGTAGATCGCCAGCCGCCGGAGCGCTTCGGCCACCACGACACTGGAATCAGGGCCAGGGAACAGGTGGAGAACCGCCACCACGTCGTAAGGCAGGATGGAGGCCGACTGCACTGTCACGTAGTCGGTCAGGGGGCGAACATCATCTACGCGCAGCGCAGCTTCGACCTTCGCTAGGAGGTCGGCCGGGGCTGTACCATCACCTTCACGTGAGAGGACCGTGACACAGACTTCGCCGTCCGTCGGGCTGGTGGCGGAGGCATCCAGCACGCGGCCGTCCGCATTGCGCGCGTGCGAGCGGTAGGCGCCTTCTGGGCCGGCCACGGAGAATGACTGCGGCGCGAGCTGCACGCGCTGGCGCAGGTCGGTGTCGCTCTCCATTTCTGCGGGCGTGCCGGCGATCGGGTCTGCCGGCTTGATGACCAGGCGCCGCAGCTTGAAGAGTGCCGCAAGGTGTTCCAAATCCGCGCCTTCCGCATAGGCGAGCATCACCGCGCGTGCCGCTTCGTTGATGCGCTGGCGCAGCAGCAACTCGCGGTAGGCCGATTCCTCCAGGAACTTGGTCAGCGGTTCGGATTCGAGCGCGAGAACGGCGGCCATGTCGGCTTGTTTGTCAGCGGGGTAGCGGGCAATCAGCGCGGCCTTACGCTGGGCCAGGATGGTCTCGTAGTCCAATGCTTCCACCACATTGGGCGGCGGCAGTTGCGAGAGGTCGATCAGGGCGCCCATGGTCAGCCCCCCAGAGGAATGCTGAGCGCACCCAACGACTCGCGGCGCGGCCCGTCGATACGCTCGGCTTCCACATCGAGCAAAGGCTTGCCGCTGGCATCGATCCAGAAGCGCACGGAGCTCACGCGCACGCGCGGCTCCCAGCGCACGATCGCTGTAACGGCCGCCGACATGGTGCGCAGGCCGGTGGCCGGGTTCAACGGCTGGTCGATGAGGTCAGGCACCTGCGAGCCGTAGTCGCGGCGCATGACGCGCGAGCCGATGGGCGTGGTGAGGATGTCGCGCATCGATTGCGCGATGTGCGCGGCGCTCTCCAGCACGCGGCCGGTGGTGGCGTGCATACCTGTCATCGCGTGCCCTCGGTCCAGGCGTCGCCAGGCTTGATGCCGCCGTGGTCGTGGTCGTCCACCACAACGCCGTTCGATGACAGCTTGCCGCCCTCGTGCTTTACGTCACCACGGATGACGTTGCCGTTCTCGCCGCCCTGGCCAGCGATGCCGTTCATGAACGACAGCAAGCCCTTGACCGTCACGGAGCCATCGAAGGTGGTGTCGGGGCACTTCACCAGCACGCTGGTGGATGCTTCCAGGAAGACCGTCTGTACGCCTTTGACCGTGAGCAGGCCGGCGCCGTGGTCGTAGGAGACCAGTGCGCCATCCGGGTACAGCGTCACTGTCTGATTGGGGTCGTTGCTCGGAACGTCGGCGTTCTCTGACGGGATGCCGCACAGGATGACGGCGTTGGCCAGGTCACCGCTGGGGCAGAACAGCAGCACCTGCTCGCCCTTGGTGGGCGGGTTCCAGGTGCGGGTCTTGCCGGCGCGCTGTTCGATCCACGGCCGCCAGGTGGTGGTGAGGCCGCCGGTGCGCACACGGACAACCGGCGGGGTCGAGTGCCGGACCTCGGCAACGGTGCCGAGGCGGATGAGGTTTTCTAGAAGACGGGCGAGTTCTGCGGTATCCATGCCCGCAGCGTGCCGTGCGCGCGCGGGCGAGTCACTTCGTCGGTGTTGTAGCGGCCTGTCCCACAACAGGAACGACGAATGCACCTAGGGCGCGGTCGCACTTGGTCAGCGCACCGTCTCAGTAAAGCGTCGAGCCGCGCTTCGCCGGAGCGGCGCCTCCTTCGCGCGTGGTAAAGCGAAGAAAGCCAAAACAAAGAACACTGCGCGCTCCATCAATAACATCAACACATCAATATGGATCCTCGATTCAACGCTGCTCACTACGACCCGGCCGCATACGCTGATTTGCAACGCAGGATGAGCGAAATGCAGGTCGGACAAAGTCCTCAGCATGGCAACCAATCGCCGCAGTCGGGCTGGGAACCGCCACGTGCGCGACAGTCACGTCAAAGGCCCGATGGAATGCCGGCAGCGCGGCGCGAACGCCGAAGCGCGAATACGGAAGGGCGAAGCAGGCGCCGAGCAGATTTGCCCGCGAGTCCTCAGCTTGGCGTGCAAAGGGGTCAACGAAGGGGCACAGGTGAGGCTTCGTCGTCTGCGCAGTTTGCACCGCCCTCTCCTGTGTTGACCAACAGCACCCACAGACCGCTCCACCCAGCGTCGGACTTCAGAGGTTTTGAAGGCCTTTCGAATATCGTCGGCGCGATGTATGAAAAGCCCTCTGCTGCTTACGGCATCCCTCCGAATGTGAAGTACGGCCCTCTCGCGGAACCAATGGTCCGCTGCAGCGATGGCTTGGTCCGCCGCTTCCCGCGCGCCGACGATGGTAGCCACAACTATCTTTCCCAAGTCCAGAAGGGCCTCATTTACGACGCCCCGGCCGATCGAGTGACCAATCGCATTGGCGGATTCAGCCTATCCGGAAATGGATCGCATGCGGCGTTCGAGGTCGATGGATACGCAGTGAGCCCGATAAAGGTCGGATGGCAGTTCCACGCATACCCGCTGCCAAATGGAAAGGTGCTTGTCCCTCAGCCCGGTTTCCGCGATTGTACGAACGCTTGCGAGCTCATGATGATGTTCGATCATGGGCATGTGGGGTTCCACAACGCTGACCGCTACGAAGCCGAGAACCTGGGTAACCGGCGCGAGCTGTCCGACATCATGGCCTCGTTGCAGAGGAAGACGGGATGGACCCCTGTACTCGTAGAACACGACATGAGCTACAAGAAGGGCACATTCGGTGCATCCCATCCGAGCCGCAAGCAAGCGTGGCGCGATCTAGCAAAGAAGATCAACGAGATGGGACCGTGCATTCTGGCCAAAGGCGGCCACGTAGTGATGCTGGACGGTATTCGGGAATCAGGCGGCAAGTTTCATCTGACCATTCGGGAGCCCTTTCACGGAACGAGTATGGAGTTCCGCGATACCGCAAAGTTCTTCGCTGATCAGTTCCGGACGCCTGAGCGCGTGCACCTTGAAGCCATCTTTCTAAAGCGCCCAGATTGACCACTTGATTGTCGTTCTCTGAGAAGCCAAGCGTGCCCCCCGCTTGGCTTTTTTTGCTTCAACACACGAACGACAAGACGATCGTCTTAATAGCATCGATGTCCGCGTCTTCGAGCCCCAGCAATGCCCGTGCAGGGTACTGTGCTGTCAGGCCGTTTCTGTTCACACGATCACGCAGGCCGAAATGGTGCACCTGGGCGATGCGCTGCGCCGTGCCCGCAAACGTCACCACGGCGGCAGTGTCGTCCGCCTGGGCTTTCAGATAACGTACCAGCCGCAAGCGCATGAACATCGCGCGGCGAATGCTGCCGCGCTTGTGCCGCAACTGCGGCTTGCGTGGCACGTAGGCGCTGCCGTCCGGGTTGCGCTGGGCGGCGATGCGCGCGGCCTGGCGCCGGCGCAGTTCGCTCGCCACCGCGCGCGCCAGCACACGGCGCGCGGGCGCATCGAGCCGGGCAAGCATCCCGGCGAGCCACGCGTCCAGCTCGTGCGTGCCGCTCACACCGGTCTCCAGCTTGCCGGATCGTCGCCCTCATTGATGGGCTCCGGGTGGTGCTCCACCTGGTAGCCGTTGCCATCCACCTTCACCGTCACGCGTTCGGAGAGCTTCAGTTTGATGGCCAAGTCCACCGTGTCGTGATTGATGATCTCCGCCTCGAACTTGAAGCCGTCCGCCCGCCTGTCCGGGTTCGCAAAGAGTTCGGCCTGATTCACCCGCAACCAGGCAAGCACCGGCACCACGATGCTGTCGGCGCTATCCGGGTAATCCGTCACGATCAGCGTGAGGGTGTACTGGTAATCGAAGGACAGCGAGCGCGCAGCCGACGCCTCGACATGTCCCTCGTCCACAAACACGTGCAGCGTGTCGGGGTTGGCGGCCAGGTGGGGCACGGCCGCCGTCAGTGCTTCGCGCAGGCTCGCCGGCTTTCTCACGGCGCCCCCTCGCCGATGACCGTCACGCCCTGGTCGCGCAGCACCTGCTGTAGCGTGCTCAGTTGCTCGCTGTTGGCGAGGCTGTCGGTGTAGTTGCCGGCAACGGTGCCGGCGACGGCAGAGAGTGCAACGCCCGAGGGGGCCGCATCAAGGCTTCCGGAATCTGAATCTGGCAGGCTGCCGGCGGCTGCGGTGTCGTGCATGCGCACAAAGCCACGAGGCACCACACAGGCAGCATCGGCTTGCATCGGAACATAACGGGGAATCTCCTTCACAATCGTGTCGCCCTTCTCGCGGATCACGCGCTCACGGTCCACGTACTGCGTGACGGTGACGGTAGCGCCCTGGGCGTTCTTGAGCTGCTCGCGCAGGCTGCTGGCCGTCGCTTCGGCCTTGTCAGCGCGGCTGACAGTGCTGTTGTAGTGGTCAGCCGCCCACCAGACGAGCCCGGCGAAGGTGGCCAGCAGCATCAGCGTGATAGCGGCGCGACTCATGCCACCGCCTTCTCTTGGGCGTCGTACCGCTCAAAGGCGCGGTCCAGCTTCACGTCGTACAGGTTCGCCTTGTAGTCCGGCCCGTTGAAGAGCTCCGCGAAGGTGGCCCACTTGCGCGCACGCAGCGCCTTGAGCAAGGTGGGATCGGCCAAGACGAACCGCACGAAGGCCTCCAGTTGGGCGGCCTCGCTCGTGCGCATGCCGGCCACGAAGTCCTGCACGCTGCGGTATTCCAGGCGCTGCCAGTGATAGGCCATGACCTGAAACAGTCCCCAGCTCGCGGACGCCAGCGCGCAGGCCTCATCAATGGCGATGGCTTGGCTTAACCGCATGTGCTCGCCCGCCTTGCCCACGTAGCCGCCGCGCTTCTCGTTGACGAGGTTCGGGAACTGCCGCGCCAGCGCGTCGGCGTCGTGCCCGGCCGCCTTCAACTGGCGATACATCACGTGCCGCTCAAAGAGGATCACGGGCCGGCCATCGGGCAGGAAGCCGTGGCCCCGGCTCTCCACCTCGTTCACCGCGCGGATGGCCGCCAGTGGCACGCCCAACGTGTCCGCCGCTGCGATCAGGTCGGCGTCGGTCAGCAAGCGCGAGTTGCGCACGCCGTCCTGCAGCGCCTGCAGGGTCTTGGGGCCGGCGATGCCGTCCACCACGAGGCCCAAGCGCGCCTGCGCGGCACGCACAGCCGCCGCCGTGTCCGGCCCATACTCCCCAGTGTCCGGCACATTGAAGCCCTTGACCGCGAGTACACGCTGCAACTCGCGCACCTCGGCGCCCAAGCTGCCTTGTCTGAGAATCGTCATGCGAGCCTCCGCAGGAAGCGCACCACACACGACGAATCCGCACCGCCGACCCGGAAGAGCTCGACCACGTTGCCGCGCACCGCAAAGACCGCCAGGCACAGCAGCGCCAGGATGCCGGTGTGGGCAACCAGCGCCCAGTCGTACCGCCCAAAGAGCACACAGATCGGCACGGCACCAGTCAGCACGATCAGCACATAGGCCAGGCGCGACGCCCACGGGCGGTGCGCCGCGCCCTCACGCCTGAAGAGCAACAGCCGCAGCGCGATCGCTGCGCACAGGATGGCTTTGACGATGAACAGCGCGGTCATGGGTGCTCCTTGTTGTTGCCCTTGAGCAGGCCCAGCAGCCGGTCGCTGTTGTCCGCCAAGCGGATCAGAGCGAGCAGCAGCTTGACCACCACAGTGGAAGCGACCAGCGCCCCCACCGCGTGGCTCACCTCCATGTTGGCCGGCAACGTCTTGGCGATGAGCGCCGCTGCCAGCGGCGCCGACAGCACACCCGCCAAGATGGAGACCCCGAGGAAGGCGAGCTTCTTGAGGGCGCCCAGCTCGCCGGAATTCAGCACGAAGACGGCCGCGCCGGCGAAGGCGCCAAGCACGGTGCCGGGATCGACGCCAGGCAGCAGGGAGATCGCGCCGACGCCTGTCACGGCCACGACGGCGGAAGTGCTGGTAGATATGGGTTCAGCCATTGGAATGTCCTTAGTCCCACAGTTGCACCGTCTGCACGGTGGCCTGGGGTGAGAGGTCCGGCACCTCCACCTCGGTGCCGTGCGGCAGCACGGGGCCGAGGTCGGCGAGGCCGGGATTGGCGGCGAGCACGGCCTCTGTCACCCCTGCCGTGCGGCCATAGACCCGCTGGCAGATGGTGTCGACCGTGTCGCCCTGGATGGCCCGCACGCGCATCAAATGAGCTCCACGGTGGTGCGCGTGGCGCCCAGGAGGTCGCTCACGGCCCACCGCGCATCGCGGCGCAGGTCATCGACGCCCAGGTTCTCCGCTTCGGCCTTGCGCTCAGCGGTGGCCGTGGCATCGAACGTGCGGTACCGCTCGATCAGCCAGGCCGAAGCCAGACAGTGAACGGCGCGCCGGTAGCGGTGCAGGTGTGCACTTTGGCCGTCGATCCTCGGCGCGGGCACGTCGGCGAGCGTCGTGCGGCCGAACGACACCTGCGCCACCTTCCAGGCCTGGAGCTCCGCGTTGACCGACAAGACGGCTTCGATCAGTGCGGCACGCAGACGCTGCGGGGTGACGGTGCCATCCAGACGCATGGCGGCATAGGCCTGGTCGACATCGATGTCCGGGAAGAACCCATCGTTGGCGATCGCGGGGCTCGCTGCCGGAGCCGGCGTGGGGGCTGCTGCAATGAATGACATGGGCTCGGTAGATTGGGAGGCGGTGGACGGGGCAAGGCTTCGCGGCACGCCGGAAGACTGCCCCGTGCCGCCTGATGCGCGGGGTCACGCTCGGTGTCAGCTTTGGCTGTCGCCTAGTGGGGCGCTGTCCTTGGCTGCGTTCTTGATCTCGCGCTCCAGGCGCTCGATGTCTTTTTTCACGCCGCACTTCTCGTGCAGAGTCAATGCGCGCTTGAGGAACTCCAGCGCAGCGGCGCGTCGGTCGGCCGCCTCCGCAGGCTCACGCTCGACGTGCGCGAGCTGCGCGTAGCCGATCGCCTTGAAGAGCTTGGCCCGCACCTCGTCCGGCATGTCCTGGTCCTGCACCAGGTCAGCGACCTGCAGCAGCGCGTCCGGGTAGACCGGCGTACCGGCTTCGGCCGCCTTGATGGCCAGGTTGGCAAACTCTTCGGCGATCAGGCACGCAGTGGTGCGCTGGTACTGGTCCGGCATCGACAAGCCGTGCTGGATCGCATAGGCCGCCAGCGGCAGCGCGCCCACCAGGTCGCCCACGTCGATGCGCCACACCATCACCGTCATGAAGACCTCGTCCTGCATGCCGGCGTCGGCCGCCAGCACGCCATCGATCCAGGCGTCATAGGCGGGCAGCAATTTGCGCTTGAGCTCGGCCTTGCGCTCGATGGACTGCACCTGCTTGAGCGAGCGGCGGTGTTCCGCCAGTTGCGCAAGCATGAGCTCGTAGCCGGTCGCGTGTCGCAGCTGGTTGCCGGCCTGCGCGGCCTGGGCCGCGAGCTGGGCCGACACGCGCAGAAAGTGATTGCGCGCGGGGCTCGTCACGCGGCCTCCAGGAACTGGATGTTCTCAGCCATCGCGGCGCAGCCGAGATCCTCGATCACGTACGCGTCGTTGCTCGACTCGTAGTTCTCGATGCGATCGCGTTTCGCGTTGTCCACGATGGTGCGGCGGCGCGTGCCTTCCTGCCAGTAGATCGACAGGTTGTCCAGGCGCGTCACCAGTAGGCCGTGGGCCGGGAAGAACGGCACGCGGATCGCGGGCAGGCCGCCGATGCGCTTCTGGCTCATGATGACGTCGGCCGCCATCATCTCGGTCGGCTGACGATCGTTGTTGACCAGCGGGAAGTACTTGTCCGAGAGCAGTTGGCGACCGCACACCACGACGAGCTCCGTGTCTTCCGCGTACCACGGCTCGATCATGCTGTTCACCATGTCGAAGACCAACGCGTCGAGCGTGCCGAAGTCGCCGCCTTTTTCCTTGGTGCCGATGGCGATCTTGTCGGCGGCCTTGCCGTGCTGCATCACACGCTGCGGGGCCTGCTCGCGCAGATGCTGCAACCACCCCTTGTTCACGTCCTGCAGCAGCGGGTTGATCGCACGGTCGGAGGTCGCCACGCGCTTGACGCCATTCAGGCCAATCATGATGCGGTCCAGCGCCTGGCGTCGGATGATCGCGTCGCGGATGCGGGTCTGGAAGTCGGGGAACTTGGCCCAGGCGTCCAGTTGCTTGTACGTGATGTGCGTGTCCGCGTTGGTCTGTTCGCAGCGGTAGGCGCGCTCGTCCATCGTGGCGAGATCGCTGGTCTGGCGGTCCTGCTGCGTGGTGTCGGTGGTGCTCGACACCGGGCCGGAGATGCCCAGGCCGATCTTGGCGCCTTCCTGCTCGGCCACGCCGTAGATATTGATGCGCTTGAGGAAGTCGCTCGATTCCTGGACCTTGTTCTCCAGCTTCTGCTGGATGGTGGGCGTAACGGTGAACTTCTCGTCCACGCGGTCCACACCGTTGAGTTTGGCGACTTCCGCCTTGTACGCCGCAAACAGGCGACGGGTTTCGTTCTGCATGGTGGTGCTCCGGGTTCGGTGGGTAGGGATCAGCAGTCGGTCGTGATGGCGGTGCCACTGTTGCCGCCCGTGGCGGGCGGGCGTGCCGGCGTCGCGGGCGTCTGCTCAAGGGTGTCTTTGAGCGCGTTGAAGGCCGCGCGGTCGGCGTCCTGCGCGCGCTTGAGTTCGGAGAACTCGGCGACGAAATCCTCAAAGGACTTCGTGAGCTGCACGCTGAACGTTTGCAGTTGTTCGGCCACCGTGTGCACGGCGTCCTGCACGTCGCTGAAGCGCGCATCGTTGTGCTCGTCGGTCTTCTTCTGCTTGGAGAAGAGACGCTTGATGCTGTCGGCAAAGCCGGTCGGCACCGTCACCGCCGAATAGTTGCTCTGCGGCGAGAAATCCAATTCCGCCTCCACGGCTTCCGTGAAGAGGTTCTCCGGCTGCTGTTTCCGTGAGGCGAGCGGGTTGAGCTTGGCGCTGGCGCTGAACTGCAGGACTTCACAGCCCAGGCTTGCCGGGTTGTCGGTCACCGCCAGGCCGACCAGATACGGGCTGTCCGTGTCGGCAAAGCTTGGCTGTACTTCCATCGAGCAGTAGATCTTCTGGCGCGCCTTGGTGAGCGCCACGAGTTCGGGCGTCGGGTCCAGTTGCGCGAACAGTGCCAGCTTGCCGTCGACCTCTTCGGTCTTGAGCGCTGTCACGTCGCCATACGCGCGAAACGGGCCGGCCGGGTCATAACCGCGAATGTGTTCCAGGTTGATGCGCGCGCCATAGACCTTGGGGTCGTAGGTGGCCGCCATCTGCTCCAGCGTGTCGCGGTCGATCACGCGCCCGTCGCTGGTCGCGCCCTCGGTGGCGATCCGGAAGAATTTGGTGCTCTTGCCTGCCATGGTGTCCTCGGTGTGGGTCAGTGGCTCCATCTTCGGCATGGCAGAACGGCCCAGCAACGCAACCCTGTTGTGGCGATCGGCGCCACAACAGCACCCGCGTGGCACGCGCGCGCGTGACCGGCAGCATGTCGGCATGTCTGCAACACCACCCGCCAATCTCGATCTGGACCCACGCCGCCGTGCCCGCGCGCTGTACTGGCAAGGCCACCGCATTGCGCGCATTGCCGAGCAGTTGGGCGTGACCGCCGCCACCGTCTATTCCTGGAAGCGCCGCGACGCGTGGGACGCGATCGAGCCGCACGAGAAGGTCGCCATCACGCTCGAAGAGCGCTTGATCCAGCTTGTCGCCAAGGAAGACAAGGAAGGACGCGACTACAAGGAGATCGACCTGCTGGGTCGCCAGCTCGATCGTGTCGCGCGCCGTGAGCGTTACCGCAACGGCGGCAACGAGGCGGACCTCAACCCCAAGGTGGCCAACCGCAACAAGGGACCGCGCAAACAAGCCGAGCGCAACGCGATCAGCGAGCCCGAGATGGAGACGCTCGTCGCGGCGTTCCACGACGCGATGTTCGACTACCAGCGCATCTGGTACGAGGCGGGTCTTACCGAGCGGATCCGCAACCTGCTCAAGAGCCGGCAGATCGGCGCGACGTGGTATTTCGCGCGGGAAGCGTTGATCGATGCGCTGACCACGGGGCGGAATCAGATTTTTCTGTCGGCCAGCAAGGCGCAGGCGCACGTCTTCAAGCAGTACATCGTGCAGTTCGCCAAGGATGCCGCCGGGGTTGAGTTGAAGGGCGATCCGATGGTGCTGCCCAATGGGGCGACGCTGTATTTCCTGGGCACCAACGCGCGCACCGCGCAGAGCTACCACGGCAACCTGTATTTCGATGAGTACTTCTGGGTGCCGCGCTTCCAGGAGCTGCGCAAGGTCGCCTCCGGCATGGCGATCCACAAGCACTGGCGGCAGACGTATTTTTCGACACCATCGAGCCTGGCGCACGAGGCGTATCCATTCTGGTCCGGGACGCTCTTCAATCGCGGGCGCAAGAAGGAAGACCAGATCAAGGTCGACGTGAGCCATGCGGCGCTGAGCGCAGGCATGCGTTGCGCCGATGGCCAGTGGCGCCAGATCGTGACGGTGGAAGACGCACTGCGCGGCGGCTGCAACCTGTTCGATATCGATCAACTGCGCCTGGAATACAGCGCGCTGGAGTTCGAGAACCTGCTCATGTGCGCCTTCATCGACGACAACGCGTCGGTGTTCCCGCTCTCGATGCTCATGCGCTGCATGGTCGATAGCTGGGAGGCGTGGGAGGACTTCCGGCACTGGTCGCCGCGCCCGTTTGGCAACCGGCCGGTGTGGGTCGGCTATGACCCGAACGGCGGGGGCGGGGACAGCGCGGCGCTCGTCGTGGTGGCGCCCCCGGTGGTGCCCGGCGGCAAGTTCCGCGTGCTGGAGAAACACCAGTTCCGGGGCATCGACTACGAAGAGCAGGCCGCTGCGATCCGGCGCGTGTGCGAGCGCTATGAGGTGGCGTACATCGGCATCGACCGCACCGGCATCGGGGACGCGGTGTTCCAGCTCGTGTCGCGCTTCCGGCCGGATGCGCGCGGCTTTACCTATTCCGTCGACGTGAAGACCGCCCTGGTGCTCAAGGCCCATGACGTGATCAGCAAGGGCCGCCTCGAATTCGATGCCGGCTGGACCGACTTCGCCGCGTCCTTCATGTCCATCAAGAAAACCGTCACCGCCTCGGGCGGCCGCGTCACGTATCAGGCCGGCCGCTCGGAAGAGACCAGCCACGCTGATCTGGCCTGGGCCTGCATGCATGCGCTGGCCCACGAGCCGATCGAAGGCGTCACCACCACCAATACCGCCATCCTGGAACTGTCATGAACCCAAATCTTCCTGCCGGCGAGCCGGCGCAACCTCCGGTCCAAGCCCGCGCCGAGGTCTTCAGCTTCGGCGAGCCCGTGGCGGTACTCGATCGGCGCGAGCTGCTCGACTACGTGGAGTGTCTGAACGCCGGGCACTGGTACGAACCGCCGCTGCCGTGGGATGGCCTGGCGCGCTCCTTCCGGGCGGCGGTGCACCACAGTTCGCCGATCTACGTGAAGCGCAACATCCTCACCAGTACCTTTGTGCCGCACCGGTTGCTCTCGCGCTCGGCCTTCACGCGCCTGGTGCAGGACTATCTGGTCTTCGGCAATGCGTACCTGGAGCGGCGGGGCAACGTGCTGGGCGGCACGCTCGCGCTGGAGCCGACACTGGCCAAGTACACCCGCCGGGGAACCGACCTGCGTACCTACTTCTTCCTGCAGAACGGCGTCGATGCACACGCCTTTAAAGCCGGCAGTGTGCTGCATCTGCTGGAGCCCGACATCAACCAGGAGGTGTATGGGCTGCCGGAATATCTGTCCGCGCTCAATGCCACGTGGCTGAACGAATCGGCGACGCTCTTCCGGCGCAAGTACTACCTGAACGGCTCACACGCCGGCTTCATCCTGTACATGACGGACGCGGCGCAGAAACAGGAAGACGTGGACGCGCTGCGCGAGGCGATGAAGGGCGCCAAGGGGCCGGGCAACTTCCGCAACCTGTTCATGTATGCGCCCAATGGCAAGAAAGACGGCATCCAGTTGTTGCCAGTGTCCGAGGTCGCAGCCAAGGACGAGTTCTGGAACATCAAGAACGTGACACGCGATGACCAGCTCTCGGCGCATCGGGTACCGCCGCAGCTCATGGGGATCATTCCGGCCAACACGGGCGGGTTCGGTGACGCGGAAAAAGCGGCAATGGTCTTTGCGCGCAACGAGGTCAAGCCGCTGCAGGACCGGCTGCTGGAGATTAACGACTGGATGGGGGAGGAAGTGATCCGTTTTACACCCTATGCGCTCGGCTTGGACGCTTGAGTATTGAGGACGTTGGGGCACGGCGCTGACAAGCGCCGTGTGCAAGTCAGTCAAACGCCTCCGGCCGGTTCTTGTTCTGTTGCTTGCGTTGTCGCATCTCGGCAATGTGGCGCGCGTTTTCCTCCTCCCACTGTCGTTCCTGTCGCCTCTGCTCTTCTTCTTTTTTCTCCAGTTTGCGGTACAGCGGCGGATGGAAAATCCAGCGCGGCTCCCATTCCCTGTGAAGCCGAGCAAGGACGATCCACACGAACAAGCAAAATGCCAACCAAACAGGCACGCTCGACCCGAAGTGGTCCGCGCTCCAGCACGTAGCGGTGTGGCAGGCTTCCGTACCGGTGCTCCAATAGTTGAGCAGCAGGAATACGAGCGCGGCAAAGGCATATGCCTGCGTCTTACGCGCCTGCGCATCCTTTCTCTCTTCACGCTGGCTATCGCGCTCGCAGAGTCTGATCAGGAAATCGCTCTGCGTTTCGTGGGCTTCAATTTCAAGCTCTCTGGCAGTGACATAGTTGAGCGGACGCTGCTTCAGGGGTGGGGGCGCATCCGGGCCGAACCACCGCTCTGTAAGGTGATAGATCGCCCTCTGCACCAAAGAGCTAACATCGATGTAGAGCAACAGGAGCGGAATCATGACCTGTGGCAGCACTAGAGATGTCAGGCCGGAGAACGCAAGAAACGCCAAGGTGAGTTTGACAGCCAACGCAACGTTGAAAGCAGATGCCCCGCTTGCGATGTCCCGTGCACCAAATCCCCCGAAATAGGCCAGAGCCCAATCGGCAAACAGCGCGAAGCTGGTCATCAGCAAGAAGAACTGCGGGTTGACAGCCTTCTCCACCATGGAAAAGAAGCTCTCCCGTGAAAACTCGTTCGAATCGGCCATATAGGCGTCCCCCAAAGTTGCTCGTCAACGCATCGCAGGCTCAGCGCGTGCCGAAGCCGTCCACCGTCGCAATCAGCGTCGCGCCACAGGACGTTTTATGGCCCTCAAAGGCGACAGGCACGCCGTCCACCTTGAACTTCTCGTCGCCTTCGATGATGACGCAGTCGTCATGACCCGGGTGTGGGCAAGAGCAGCGATCTCCCTTGCGCGCGACAGGCACGCCGTGGATCTTGAACTGTGGGGCGGATGTTTCGATGACCTTCCCACCGTGATCGGTGGGGTCACCCAGGCGAATGACTCGGGGCATAGCGTGTCAGGTAAAAGAGGGTGGCGAGTCCAGGCGGTCGTCCCGCTCACGCCAGGAGCGGATGAGTACACGGCCCTCCCGGTCGATGTTGGCGGCGCCGTACTCGATGCAGAGCTCGCAGATGCTACCTGCGTCGGTGACAACCATGCTGACGGCACCGCCGCCCGACAGGCGGAGGGTGGTGATGGTGGCGCTGAAGCAGTGCGCCTTTTCGACTTTCACAATCGATTCGCTCGGATCGATTGTGACTTCTGCGATATGCGAGAGCGAGAATTCAGCCCTCTCATCATCAACGTCGGTCACCTTGAAGCGCAACGCATCCCAGGCGCTTTGCAGTGCGCTCAAGACACGCTCCCGCCCGCACTACCGCCCTCAGAAGCAAACGCATCGGCATTGGCAGCGTGCGGTGCCTCCTCGGTGCTGGCCAGGCGCCACACCGTGGCGGTATTCCAGACAGGCTGCTCGCCCTTGACGCGTTGCCACAGCGAAGGCTCACCCGCCACCGCCACCTTGGGCATGACTTGTCCCTCGCGGATGAACTGGCGCCGCTCACTGGCGACTGCGCCCGCTTCGTCGCACTGCCACCAGCCCGTTTGCGGGCACGCATAGCCGGTCACAACCGGCTCTGTGGATGCGACAGACATGTCCCGCTGCGGATAGGCCAGCGTGCGATCTACACCAGGCGGCGGCTCGCCCGGCTCGGGCTGATGGCCCTCGTCGTTTTCCAGGAAATACGGGTCGCTGCATTTCCAGTCCGCCAGGGCCTTGAGGTAGGCCCAATAGGCAGTATCCGTGTAACTCTGGTTCAAGCCCAGTGCCAGGTCCCACGCCATCACGCCACGCACGACGAATTCGTTTTTGGGCAAGGTGCTGTGGTTGGTGAGGTTGTGCTTGATCTTGACAAAATCTTTTTCCGCCTCGGTGATCGTCTTGTAGACCGGGTAACGTTTCCCATACACGTCGACCTCCATGCGTACCACTTCGTAGTTCGGGCCGTAGACCTGGTCGTAGGCTTCCACGTCTCGGGCATCGCCGCCGTCGACTTTCGGACGTAGAAAGCCACGATATTCGTGGAAGTCCTTGAGGCGTCCGTCCCATCCCGCCAGATTTTTCCAAGCGGGCTGTCCATCCGACCTCATAGCCTGCTCCATGTGCTCGCGCAGCGCGGCATCGGTCAGCCACGGCACGGTCGGCGCATTGATGTAGACGGTTTCCTCGTCGTCTTCCGGAGGGGAATAGAGGCCATAGACGCCGGCCGCTTTTTCTGACGGCGGAATCCAGAACTCGGTACGCTCCTTGTGCATCTCCTCGCCCTCGTCATCTTTGGTGATGGCAAAGCTCTTAGCGCACGCAGCGTACTGGTACTCGCCTTTGCCGGCCTCGATGTTTTCCGCGAACATGCGCACGCGCAGATTGGAAGCGCCCACGCGGCTCCGCTCGGCCTGCGTGAGTGCGCGCCAGCCGATGGAGCGGAGCACGCTGGCACCCATCACCCGGTCGTGCGGGTTGGCGTAGACGTAGAACTTGCCGAACGCCTCTCGGTCGAGCAGCGGTGCGCGTGCTGGCGTGCAGAGGCACTGCGCCTGCTGGTTGGCTTCGCTAAATGCGTCAGCGTGCTCGCCTGCTTCCTTGACTGCATCGGCCACGGCCTTGAGCGTCGCGAAGCGCGCCGCCTGGCTGACCACGTAGTCATTGCCAAACTGCAAGCACTCCATCAGGCCACCAGGTTCGTTCAGGCTGAAGGGGCTGTTGCAAACGAATAGCGCTTCCGGCCCGCGCACACCCTGCTCCTTGAGCATGAGTGTGGCCAACATCGACACCATGGTCCCTTGGCTGTGGCTGACGATGTTGATGGTCTCGTGCGGACTGTTGCGACGCACGGTGGCGACCAGGTTGGCCAACCGGCGCGCAGCGTGCACGTAGTACGTACGCGGTGGGGCTTTGGTCAGGTAGCGGTCGGTAACGGGGTTCAGGCGCTGGAGATCCTGCGTGAAGCCCTTGTCCTTGCGGTACATGTGCCACAGCCCCGAGGTGCCGTTCTGGAAGGGACCGCCGCCCCAAGCGTCGTCCTCGTCCAGCGCCACCGGGTAGGCACGCAGTTCAGGGTGATGTGTGTCTTGATAGTCATGCGCGCTTGGCCGACCATAGTCCCCTTTGCGGGACTTGAAGCCCCAATAGAAGCGGATCACCGGGGAACGTGTGACCAGATAGTCAGAGTTGGCGGCCGTCTGGCCCACTTCAAAGTGGGGGCGTGTGCGTTGCATCGGGCGGTCGAGGCTGTAGGTGTAGTTGGGGTCCTCCCTTTTTTCGACAGCCGGTTGTAATTCGACGGCGGTCCCCCAACGCCCTAGCCGATCGTTTAGGCCGGCGCAGATATGTCGTTCGGCGTCGTAGTACCACTCGCCCTCACTGTTGACGCCGTGCACGAAGATCACCAGGCACGGTAGCGGGTTACGCTGGCGGGCCACGGGCTTACCCTCATGCTCGGGGCCATCAATGGCGCAACCAAGTTCGAGTGTGAGCGGGGTGGACTCGTACTTGAGCGGCACTTCCGCTAGCGTATCGACCTTGGGGGCAAATTGCTGGAACTTGGGGGCTTTCACGGGCTTTAGTTCGCGTTGGCGGTGGACGGGTTCTGCTGTTGTTGCTTCAGCAACTTGCGCTCACGGTTGATCGAGGGACGCGGAGGAAGATCCCTTCTGCAAGTGAAATAGTCGGACTGACTCAATGGGAAAGTGAATTGTGCGCGGGCGAGTTTGCGAATTCGATCGCCTTCGGACTCATGGGACTGCTCTCGATACTTGAGCGTGATTTCCTGCTTCGCGGGATCAATAACAAACCACAAAGCCCCTTGCCGTGGGAGAAAGGCTCCATTTGGCCCTTCATCGCCTCCGCCACCCACATAGATGTCATTGCCGACCACAACAACGTCGCTTCCGCCGCTGACCTGTGGACGAACCGATTTGAACGTTCGCCCTTTATCAAAAGAGACATAGACGGCCATATCATTGCGGGCAATCACGTAGGGCGAGTTAACTACCTTGAAAACGCCCTCTGGATTGCCATGCTTGTTTCCATCAACTTCCGTAAGGATGCCAAGCGCCGCATCCACATAGAACAACTCTCCCTGACACGGCAGGTTGTACCCCGGCCCCGGATCGTTCTCGATATACCTGTGGTCATCGAAGCGATACACGACCTGCTTGGGTGGTCGCGCGATGCTGTTCAGCGTCTTCTCGCTGATCGTGTCGCCAAAGCCAATTGCTGCTGCAGCTGGATCGTAGGGCGAGAGGCTGCAGCCAGCCAGCGAGAGCAATGTGGCGGCAGTTAGAAGCGCGCTGCGCATGGGAGCAAATTGCTGGAGTTTTGGGGCTTTCACGAGTTCGCGTTGGTGGTGGACGGGTTCTGCTGTTGTTGCTTCAGCAACTGGCGTTCACGGTTGATCGATGGGCGCCATGGCAGGTCGCTCTTGCACGTAAAGAACTGCGTCGAGTCTTGATGGGTGCTACGCACATTCACATGCTCGCGCGCGGCTTTCTTCAGCTCCGCATAGCGCGGGTCCGGTTTGGGCACAGGAAATCCAGAGGCCTCCAATCGCTGAATCTGATACGGATCATCAATGGGCTTTTTCGCGGTGTACTGAAGCTCGATCTTTTGTTCCTCTGGCTTGATAACCCGAAGTCTGATGGGGCCTTCAGTGAATCCGTCGCTACCCGTGTAAATGTTGTTGCCTACGACGACGACATCGACGCCGCCAGGAACATTGGGAACAAATTTGAACGTTCGCCCTTTATCAAAGGAAACATAGAGCCCCATGTCATTGCGAGCGACCACATAGGGTGAGTTGACCACTTTGAACACCCCATCCGGATTGCCATGCTTGTTCCCATCAATGTCCGTGCGGATGCCTAATTGCTCGTCCACGTAGAACAACTCCCCCTGACACAGCAGGTTGTACCCCGGCTCCGGATCGTTCTCGATATACCTGTGGTCATCGAAGCGATACACGACCTGCTTGGGCGGGCGCGCGATGCTGTTCAGCGTCTTCTCGCTGATCGTGTCGCCAAAGCCAATTGCTGCTGCAGCTGGATCGGCAGACGAGGTACCACAGCCGGCCAGCGACAACAGTGCGATGGCAGCGGGGAGTGTGCATCGCAGGGCAACACGTTGATGCCATGCGAGAGGGTGATCCGTGTGTTTCAACGAAGTCTCCTTGAAGCGTGTTGGGCGGGCGCGCGCATAGGTCAACCCTGCGGGCGCCGCCAGCGCCGCAGCACATGATGATTGAGCGCCGTCTCGGGGTCGATCTTGCCGCCGGCGATGGCCGCGCGCGTTTCGTTCTGACCCGGCCGCACGATGACTGGGCTGTCCGGCATGTTGTTGCCCAGCGCATCCACCACACGCACGGGCTCGTCGGGCTTGAGCGCGGATGTCACCGCATGCGGCACCACTGGCCGGCTGTCGGGGCCGACGAACGCATAGTTGGCCGAGTGCACCTGGAATGCGCCGTTCGTGCCGTGTGTAATCCCGCCCTGACTCAACTCGATGTAGCTGCCGCCACCGTTGATGCGCACGCCATCCGTGCCGTTGATGGTGACCCGCTGGCCCTCCATTTTGATTTCCAGCTTGGCCAGGAGGTTGATACCGTTCTTGAGCGCCTGCAGGTCAATGTCACCGCTGGCAGCCACGAGCTTGAGGCCAAGCTGGTAGGCGAACAGCCGGATTGCATCTTTGGCGCTGGCGAGAAAGCTGCGCCCGGTGGCAACGCTGGTGTGCCCACCGCTGGTGATGGCGTGATGCGCGTTGCTCTGCTGGTGCGTGCTGCCGGCCGTGCTGCTCTCGATGCCCGCGGGGCTGGCAAGCATCAGGTGCGGTTGTTGGAACTCAGGGAAGTGTCCCTGTGCAGGATCGCCACCGCTACCTTTCAGACTGGTGTTCTGCTCATGCAGTTGCTTGGCCACCTCGCCCTGATCGTCCGCCTGCTGCGCTCCCGCTGTACGCGCCGCCTCCGATAACCGGTCGACCATGTCGTGGGCCACCGTGAGCCGTGCCAGCGGTGCGCCCACGTCCATCATGTTCCCGCCACCATTGAGCGCTTCGGTGGTCAGCTGCATGCCCGCAGCGGCACGGTGTGCACCGTGCCCTTCGGTGTCCAACGCGAAGCCTTGGCCGCGCGGGTTCTGGCGGCCAGGGGTGCCGTCGATACGCGTGATGTGCCCGAGACTCAGTGTGCTGTTGAGGTGATCGCTCTTGACCTGCGCCTGGATCTTTCCCGCCGTGTCGTCCAGGATCAGATGGTTGCTGCGGCCATCGGGCGTGTTGCCGCCTTCTGGGGTCAGCTCCCGGCTGCGGATGCCCATCAAAGCCTTCTGCGCCGGCAACTGCCACGGCGGCATGCGCTCAGCGTTATGCACAACGCCAACGGCCAGGAAGTGATCGGGGTTGCCGTCCAGCGCAACCACCCATACCTCGCTACCCGCACGCGGCCACGACACCATGCCGGTTTCACCGCCCGCCCAGTTTGAGGCGACCCGCACGCGCGCGCTGAATTTGCCTTCCCGATCCCAATGAAACTGGATCAGGATGCGGCCGTGTTCGTCCACATCGAGCGCACCCAGCCCGCCCGCAGCAACCACCGTTGCGGTCTGGTGGCTGTCCACGCGTATGTCGGCGCTGTTCCTGCCCCGGCCAGGCCGCCACGACACCGCGCGCTTGATAGCGGTGAAGCGGTTGCTGTATTCGCCTTTGCGGCCGACCAGTGGAGCGGCGCGGTGGCCGCCCTGCTGTCCGAGTTCCGCAAGGTAGTTGTTGCTCGCGGTGTGGCTGGCCTCCGCGATCAGGTATTGGTTGTCCTCTTCGCGCTCGGTGTTGCTGAAGTGCCCGGAGAGGGTGAACCAGTAGCCGGTGGCCACGCTGCTGTTGTTGCCTTCGGCTTGGTACTGCTCGGCCTGCGCTTGCACTTCCTCGCGGCGCAGGTTCACCAGTGCCACGCCCGATACGTCCTCCTTGGTGAAGCCGTAGTGCCCCACATATTCATGGGCTTCGAGCTCCGGCACGCCGCCTTGCTTGCGCTGCGCAGGTTCGGCCTGGTGCTGCGGCGTCGGATGCTTGAAATCGATGGCGCTGGCCGCGAACAGCGCAGCTACCGCCGTCTGCACGGGCATCCAGCGGTGGATGGCGTTTTCCTCTTGCGGGCCACCTTGGGCTTGGAAAGGGATGCTCTGAGCGCCCTCAACGGGCGGGCACTGGCTGCTGTTGCCGAAGATGATCAGCCGGTGGCCAGTCGCGTCGTGCTCATAACGGCTGCTCCAGCCGCGTGCCTCCAGTCGGCGGTAGATGTAGTTGTGGTCGCTCTCGCCTTGGCCCCCGCCCTGTACAGCCATGGTGAAGGGCGCATCTTGACCGTTGACCTCCCAGCGCCACTGCGCCCACTCACCATAGCCTTGCAGGATTTCCGCGAACTGGTCGTACAGGCTGCGGTCCCGGAAGATGCGGTTGTTGATGCGGTGCCTGGCGAACCATATCCACGGCCGGAGCACCGCCCGGTAGGTCGCCACGCCGGGGTCACTGCCCACCAGTGAGAATTCCGCCACGTGCCCCGTGAACCAGCGCTGTGTGCCATCAGGCTTGACTAGGGACACCGCGAGCAACTTGCCGAGCATGTCCGCCAATACGAGGCTGGCGTTGTCGGCCAACAGTGTCAGCTCGAACCGGAAGTCTTGGCCAAGGCCTTCCTGGGCCTCCAGGCGCTCCACGACCATTTGTACAGGTACAGCGCGGCTCCACACGTCGGTGGCGGTGGGGGCGTCGTCCTTTGGGAACGAAAGCCCCAGCAGGCGCTTGTCCTGTTGAAAGAAGAGGTCTTGCAGATGCAGTGTCCGGTCGGACTCAGCCAT